CTGCATCATGTATGACAGCGTCGCCGAGGCCTCCGGCGTGATGCTTCCGGCGGCGCTGACGGCGGCCACGCCCACCGTGGGCGAAGTGGCCAAGACTATCACCGGAACGCTGAAGACCGGGAACAACAACATCGTGGCCGACAGCATCGGGCGGCTGGTAAAGCGCACGGGCGTGGACACCACCATGAAAAACGCCATCCGGGACGGCGCTGAATGGGCATGGATTCCCCGCGGCGAGACCTGCGCATTTTGCATCACCCTGGCAAGCCGGGACTGGCAGCGGGCCAGCCGGGCGGTCTTAAAAGACGGCCATGCCGAACACATTCACGCAAATTGTGACTGCACCTTCGCGGTGAGATTTGACAATAAGACCACGGTGGAGGGCTATGACCCGGCCAAATACAAGGCGATGTATGACAATGCTCCGCTTGATCTGTGGAACACGCCGGACGGGAAACCGCCGGCAGGCCATGAAAGCGCGGAGAAAGCGACGCCAAAAAACAGGATCAACGCCATGCGCCGCGCTGCATACAGGGACAACCCCGAAGGAGAAATCGAAGTATGAGCTCTTACGACTACGGAAAGCCGGAAATTTGTGCCTGGATCCGGCAGCACTTCCCGCGGGATGCTTCGATTCTGGACGTGGGGGCCTGCGACGGCAAGTGGCGGCGGCTGCTGCCGGAATATCCGAACATGGACGCGGTGGAGGCCTTTGAGCCAAACCTTCAGAACCTCCAGGGCTACCGGGACGTGTTCCACGCCGACATCTGCGACTTCGGCTATGAGTGGTACGACCTGGTGATCCTCGGCGACATCGTGGAGCACCTGAGCGTGGAGGCGGCAAAAAACGAGCTGGAATACGCCCGGGATCGCTGCCGGGACATGATCGTCGCGGTGCCGTTCCTCTACGAGCAGGGCGCGCTTTACGGAAACCCCTACGAGGTACACCTACAGCCGGACCTGACGCCGGAAAACTTTGCAGAGCGATATCCGGGCTTCGAGGTGCTTCTCCGGGCCCGGGACAACTACTGCTATTACCACAAGGGGGCGCAGACGTGAAGGTTTTGATCCACGCCTGCCCGAAGCGTATGTGGTACGTCGAAGGGTGGCTGGTTCCGGAGCTCTGGCGGCAGGGCGCGGATTTCGTCGAGATCTGGAACGACACCGACGGCGCCGGCAACCTGGCGGCCTGCATGGCCAGCTTCAAGGCCCGCAGCGGCGACGGCGGCACCTGGCACATCCAGGACGACGTGGTGCTCTGCCGGGACTTCGTGGAGCGCTGCCGGGAACACGACGAGGGCGTCGTGTACGGCTTCTGCTGCGAAGCCTTTACCGACGACCCGCGCCAGGCCGGCGTGGTGAGCGTCGAGGACGCCTGGCACAGCTTCCAGTGCGTCCGCATCCCGGACGCCTACGCCCGCGAGTGCGAAGCCTGGCTGCACGGCGAGGGCATGAACAATGAGAACTATCCCCTCTGGATCCGCAGCGGCAAGATGGACGACAGCGTCTTCCGGACGTTTCTGGTGGAAAAGCACGGGCGGGAGACGGTGGAAAACCTCAAGCCCTGCCTGGTGGACCACGTGGACTTCATCCTCGGCGGCAGCGTCCTCCATCCCTGGCGCGGGCACCTGGCCCGGGCCACCTGGTTCGAGGACGAGGCGCTGGTCCTGGCGCTCAAGGAGAGCGTGAAGGGCCACGTGCAGTATGTTTGAGATCAACACGCATTTTGTGCGCTTTGATAATTTCGCCGGCGGGCGTCACAACGCGACGGTATGAGATGCGACCTCGTAGAAAAGCGTAACCGAAAGAAAGGAATGAGCCATGCAGAGAAAAGATATCACAGACCTCTTCCCCGACGCCACCAAGGAGCAGATCGACAAGCTCATGGGCATCAACGGGACCGACATCAACGCCGCCAAGGGCGACCTGGCCGGCCTCCAGACGCAGCTGACCGCCGCGCAGAGCGAGCTCCAGAAGCTGAAGGAAGGCGCCGCGGGCAAGCCCGACGAGCTGAAGGAGGCAAAGGACGCCATTGCAAACCTCACGAATGAGCTGAACGGCATGAAACACGCCGAGGCCGTCCGCCAGGTGCGCGAAAAGGTCTCCGGCGAGAAGAAGGTGCCCGCAAGCCTGCTCACCGGCGAGACGGAGGAGACCTGCACGGCTCAGGCCGACGCGATCCTGGCCTTTGCCAAGTCCGGAAGCTATCCCAACGTGCCGGACGGCGGCGAGGCCAACCCCACCAACACCCTCGCCACCCGCGATAAATTCGCAAACTGGGCGAAGGACAACCTTTAATTTTCTGAAAGGAGGACATGAAAATGTCCGGTATCTCTACCAATCGCAGCAACATCACGCTGCCCGCAGAGGTCTCCCAGGAGATCCTCCAGAAGACGCAGCAGGCGTCCGCCATCATGCAGCTGGCCCGTCAGATCGCTCTGCCCGGCCGCGGCGTGCAGATCCCCGTCATCACTTCCGACCCCTCCGCGGGCTGGGTCGCTGAGACCGACGCCAAGCCCGTCAGCAATCCCGGCCTGAGCACCAAGCTCATGCAGGCTTACAAGCTGGCCGTCATCGTCCCCTTCTCCGACGAGTTCCGGCGCGACGCCGCGGCGCTTTATGACGCTCTGGTCGCCCGCCTTCCCCTGGCCCTGGCCCAGAAGTTCGACCAGACCGTCGTCGGCGCCGTCGCCAAGCCCGGCGAGAACTTCGACAACTTCGCGGCCTGCACCGCGCAGAGCCTCATCGCGACCCAGAGCCCGGCGCATACCACCTATGCCGGCCTCGTCTCCGCCTATGAGGACATCGCCGCGGCCAACGGCAGCCTGAACGGCTTCGCCCTCTCCCCTGCCGCCATCGGCATCCTGCTCGGCGCCACTGACAGCACCGGCCGTCCCATCTTCATCTCCAGCACCGCCGAGGGCGGCGTGAACCGCGTACTCGGTGCCCGCACCCTGGAGAGCCGCGGCATCTACAAGGCCGGCAGCGCCGCCGCCGACAGCACCGCCGGCACCCCGGCCATCGTCGGCATCGCCGGCGACTGGAGCCAGGCCATGTATGGCACCGTCGAGGGCGTGCAGATCCGCTTCGCGGACCAGACCGGCCTCACCATCAACAGCCAGCAGGTCAACCTCTGGGAGCACAACATGTTCGCCGTCCGCGCCGAGATCGAGCTCGGCTTCCGCGCCGACACCGCGTGCTTCAACCTCCTGACCGGCGCCACGCCCGCGACCTGATATGCTGAAGCTCATAAATCCCCGCGGCGGCGAGACGTGGGTGCATGAGTCCCGGCTCGACGAGTATCTCGCCCGCGGCTTCAAATTCGCCGCGCCGCCGATGCCGGCCCCGCCTGAGCCGAAGGCCGTGTCGAAATCCGACACGCCGAAGAAGACCGCGAAGAAAGCGAGGTAAACGCCATGGCTGCCTATGCAACCGTCGACGACGTTCAGGACCGCATGACGCGGACCATGAGCGCCGACGAGGAGGCCCTGTGCGGCACGCTGCTGGACGACGCGGCCCTCATCATCGACACCTACAACGTCAACGCCGCGGCCGACGCGAAGAAGGTCGTTTCCTGCCGCATGGTGATCCGCGCCATGGGCGACGGCGAGGACAGCGGCGTGCCGCTGGGCGCCACGCAGGGCAGCCAAAGCGCCCTCGGCTATTCCCAGAGCTGGACCATCGGCAGCGGCGGCGCCGCCGGCGAGCTGTACATCGGCAAGCTGGAGCGCAAGCTCTTGGGCTGCGGCGAGCAGATCGGCAGCTACAGCCCCGTGCAGGAGCTGGTGCCGACGCCCATTCCGGAGGTGCCGACATGAGAGGCGTCACCGTCACGCTGTACAAAAAGACCGGGACGAGCGAGACGGACTCCTTCGGCCGACCGATCTACACCGAGACGCCGGTCACGGTGAACAACGTCCTCATCGGTGAACCGACGACGGACGACATCACCACGACGACGGACCTCTACGGCAAGCGCCTGGCCTGCATTCTCGGCATCCCAAAGGGCGACGCCCACGACTGGCGGGACGCCCGCATCGAGTGGACCGACGCCTACGGCACGACCCACAAGCTGCGCTCCTTCGGCTTCCCGATCACGGGCGTGGAGGCGCTCGTCCCGACGCCCTGGCACATGAAGGTGAGGTGCGAGGAAATTGAGTAAAGTCCGGGTGGAGCTCAATCTTCCGGGCATCAACGCCGTAATGAAAAGCCAGCCCATCCGCGACGCGCTCCAGGCCGCCGGCGACGCCGTCGCCTCCGGCGCGTCCGGCATGGACGGCTCGGACTACGCGGCGAGCACCCATCTCGCCAACTGGATCGCGGTAGCAAACG